TTATCTCTGCTAACTCAATAGCTGAATATCCAATACCATACAAATTCTTTATTGCTGAATTTCTTATACCTACATATTCTTTGTTAATAGATTTAAGATTATCCAGTTCTTTCATACTTTCTTCTAACACTTTGCGATAAGTAAACTCTGTTTGTTTATCTACATTGTCGCTTATGTTCTCTTGTGCTTGTGTTAAGAGATCGTTTAGTTCATCTTCCATTGTTTACCTTTCTATTCTTTCTTTTCTGTTTATTAAAAACTTTTTTCATCTTTTAATTCTATTTCTCTTTCTGCACTTTCACAAAACTCTCTTTGTTTCCACCAAATAAAACCAAATCTTTTCTGTGTTTCTTTGTCTGCATCTACAAGTAAATCAGCAATTTGGTCTGGGCATTCTGTTTCTGCCCAATCTAATAAATCATTATTAAATTCAACTTCAGCAGTATAAGTAATATATACTTCTTCAACACTTGTTATGTGTAATTTTTTCATATCTTCCCTATTCTTTCTGCTTATAGCTTATAAAAAACTATCAGCTTTTTTAACTACTACCACATAGCTTTCGTTAAATGTTTGTTGATCTACAATTTCTAATCTATTGCCCTCTATAAAATGCAACACTTCTTTTGTGCTACGAAATGGCTTTAGAGTTTTGTTGTAATTAACAAATATATACCTACAATCTAGCGGTAATTCAATCTTCTGTTTTAATACCATACTTACAGTATAGCTAACTTTACATTGTTGTAAAGTATATTTACCTACAATATCGCTACATAGTCGCTATATGCCTACACAATAGAAAAAGCTCGTAATGTTAAGGGGATCACTACGAGCTTAATCTATGCTGTTGGTTAGCTATTAAAACATATTATTTTTGCTTAATATCTCGCCATTGTTTAACCTAGTTATAAAATCTGTTTGATCTTTTTGAATTCTAGCTACAAAATCGGCTTCATCTTTTAACCTTTTGTTATCTCTGTAAATAAGATAACTAGCAATTAAAAACATAATTACAAATACACCTAAACAAATTAATAACATTGTGATTATTAACACTATAACCCCCTATTAATAAAGTCTTTATAATTTTTATTTGTGCATTTTTTACAGACATTATGAACACTAAGGAAATAATCCTCAGCTTTTAATTCTTTCTTGCATTGTTCACAATTCATTTAATCAACCCCTTTTTATTCTTCTTCTTGTTTTATATAATCATATTTCTTATATATAAAACCTTCTTCAAATTGATAATTTTCTTTTTTAGACATAATTAAACTGTAAAAAATTCGTGTATATAATCTTTATCTAAAATATATACTTCTTTACAATTCCAGCATTTAATATTATGTAAATTATTTTTATTGTTTAAGTAAGTATTGTTATTAATGATTCCTTCATTATCACAATGATCACACTCAACAAACATAATCGCAATTTTGTTTTTTATTCTATTCATTTGATTAACCTCTTTCTGGTATCTTATAAATACCATTGACCAAATTACTTTAATAATTTGGTCTATGCTATTTATTCGTTTAATAGTATTTCTTCTAATGCTAATCTCTCAACATATTCTTCTAATATGTTGTCTTGTTCTTCTGTAGTTTCCATTGTCTCCCAGTAAGTAAACCAATCTTGAAACTGCGGTTTTATGCTTACAAGTTCATTATCTTCATTAAAAGTAATTTGTAATCTATAAGATGGACCGCCCCAGCTTATAAGATAATTAATTACTGTATGTTTAGTAATTCCTAAACAATCAAATAACTCTTCATAACCCTCTTCATAGAGATCATCATTATTACTATTTAATTTGTTTAGTGTTGTTTGTATTGAGTCAATAACATTATTTGAATATTTTTGACCCTCTTTTTTTGTTTGATTATCCATTTATTTCACCCCCTTTAATTTTCTAAAACCTTTTCAATAATTTCAAATGGTTTATGATTAGGTAAAGTTTTTACACCGATTAAATAATCGTAAACTAATTTCATCCCATCAACAAAACCATCATCATATTTATGAAAAATTGCTTTATCATAATTTTCTTGCTCAAGTTTATCTATTTGTTTTTTAAGTTCTTCTAACATTTTATCCCCTTAATTTTTTCTTCTATTTTTTTTGTATTTTCTCTATGGTCTTTAATTAATTTCTCATTTCTCTCGGTCAATTTTTTAATAAGATTTTGTTGCCTTCTTATTAATTGACTACGCATAATATGAGAACTAGATCTAATAAAATCCCCATAAAGATACGCTTCTATAACCAAATCAAATACATTTTTATCTATATCTATTTGAACATATTTTTCTTCATCTTCCATTTCAATAAATACATTTCCATCATTAATATATTTACTGCCGATTTCACCAGCTGGTTGATCGGTTATTGAAACACGATTAATAAAATTATCGTATTCTTTTTGGGTAATATTAACGTATGTACCTTTTTTGTTATCTTTCATAATTCCCCTTTTGTTTAACTTACTAATAATATAATAGTGTCAAATATATATTACAAGTTATTAATAATTATTTTTATTTGGTTAGTAGCTGAATATTGTTAGAGGATTCTTATTAATGAAATCTTATTAGCCTTACTTCAATAATTAAACATATACCCCCCTATTTATTAAAAAAAATACTATATGCTTTTATATACGATCATTTACTACATAAAACCCTATAAACATTACTTATTTTTTACATTTACCTAATTACTAACGCAACATAATCGATAATATAGGACAAATAACAAATGCAAATATCAATGCTGACACCACCATTACTATACGATACACTTTAATTAATATCTGGAAACTATACTACAAATACCTACTATATATTGTGTACTTTCATAGACATACTACATCTAGTAGGTGCACTATCACAGTAATACCTAGGTTGATCACCAATCTGTTTTAGTGTATTTTTACACTCTTTACATACTTTCAATAAAACAAGAATAATCTATTTTTTTTTAAAAAAGAAAGAAAGAATATTACTTACCCTGTGCCACTCCCAACCCAACCAGAATGACTAAAGATTTAGTAGCATATAATAATGTGGAATAATAGGCTATTACCCTAGTTACTATGGTCCAGCTAGTCCACTTGCCTCTGTTGTTTGATCCGATATTTCTTTCCTAAGAGCTGGAGAAATATCCTGTTTGTGTTGTCATACTATCACACAGTTTCTATAATGCAAAGTATCTTAGGAAAGTCCTAAGATTTAGTTAAGAATAAATATCTATAACTAATAGAAAAGAAAGTATGCTTTTCATCATATAGCATTTGTGATTATGTGATTGATCAAGTTTATTTCTTTTTCTTTCATTACAGTAAATGGACAGACTGTACGTAGACAGAGCCCTGCTTCGGCAGGGTTTTGTTTATTGACTATAAATACATAATGATATATAATGAAATTACTCATTTCTTATGAGTATCAACTTCCCTGTTTGATTAACCAATAAACCCTAGCTAGTCTAGGGTTATGGATATAGAAGTACAGGACTGTGATAAATGTTGGAATCCATACTGGGCAGATCAACTAACTGATGGTCTATGTGCTAACTGTCAAGACAATGAGTATGCTGGTAATCCTAACTGGGCAGGAGATGATTAAAAAAATTTTTTTTACGCCTTTGGCTCTTGTAAGCCTTCAGGCTTCTGTCTGCCTTTGATCCTAGGATAAGTTTTAGTTTTATGAGCATTACAATATCTATACTTGTTATATTTTGAAATAACAGTATTACAGTTTTCTTGCAAACAAATTCTTCCACTACTATATGAAGTAGAGGGTTTGTAATTAGGATATTTATTTCCTTTTATATAATCACTCATACAAGATATAGTATAGTTAGGAGAACACACACATTATGTATGGTAAGAAGAAAAAGAAAAAAATGACTGGAAAGAAAAAAGGCAAAAGGTACTAATGGCTGAATGGCGTGGAATGAAGGTCAAGCTAAATAGTCCTAGTGCTATTAGGAAAGGCGAACCAGGGTATGGGCGTAAGTCAAAAAAAGTTTTTGTTATGTCTAATGGCAAGGTGAAAAAGATAATGTTTGGTGATCCAAATATGCCTGTTCGTAAAAACAATCCTAAAGCAAGAGCTTCGTTTCGTGCCAGGCATAAATGTTCTACAGCAAAAGATAAGACTACTGCTCGTTACTGGGCGTGTAGGGATTGGTAAAGGAGAGATATGCCAAAAGGTAAAAAAGGTTACTCTGCAAAACAAAAAAAGATTGCAAGAGTTGCACCACCTAGAAATAAAATAACTGGTGCTGATTTCAAAGCACTTAAAAAAAGAAAGAAAAAATAATGGGAGCAGGAACAAAACATTATTTTAAAAGTGGTAAAGAGTACAAAGGTAAAGTACACAAAATGAATGGACAGATACACACAGGTGCTAAACACACAAGTGCATCTAAAGAAGTTGTACACTATGGTGGCTTGTCTAAGACAGCAAAAGCTAAAGCTAGAAAGAGTTGGAAGTAATGGCTAAGATACCAGCAAGTGCAAATGCTGCACTTATCAAAAAAGCAAAGTCTAGTGGTATATCACTATCTACACTTAAAACTGTGTACAAAAGAGGTCAAGCTGCATATATGAGTTCTGGTTCAAGACCAGGTGTTTCTATGGCTCAATGGGCTATGGGCAGAGTAAACAGTTATATCGGTGGCTCTAAAAAACACGATACTGATCTTCGTGGTGGAAAGAAAAAAAAGAAGTGAGTAGAAGAAAACAACCTTATAAACACGGAGTACCTGCTAAATATTTAGAAGGCTTATCACCTGCTGCTGCAAAAAAAAGAGCAGCTGAAATAAAACGTACTGCTAAATTATATAAAGCTGGTAAAAAAGTAGATATAAAAAAAGTACAGAAGTCAAGAAAAGCAGATAAAAAAAAGAAAAGAAAATAATGGCAGAACGAAAAACTTGTGCCAATCCTGGTTGTGAGAGAAAGTTTACAGCTAAACATAACAATAAAAAATACTGTACTGTTCAATGTAGTCGTAAAGCACAACACAAAAGAAGTAAAGCGAAAAAACAAAAAGTATTTACATCACAGATGACTGCTACTCGTGGTGAGTATTACGAAGATTATGTAAAGAATTTTGCACCAGAAGTACAAGAAGGTTTGATACAAAAACAAGTAGTAGCAGAATTAATTGGTGTAGATAAATCTCTTATAACAAAAATGCACGAAGCGTATCTTATTGACAAAGATAATTTAGAAAAACAAAAAGATTGGACAACACCTGAAGAAGCAATAAAATCATTAGAAAAGTTTGAGGATTTTAGAAATAGATACTTTCAAACAGAAACAGGTGATATATACGAAACAGCAGACTTTCACAAAAAATGGATAGCTAGTATTTTAAAAGCTATTGATGAAGGTGGCGAACAGATGATACTTAGTCCACCACGACACGGCAAGACAGATTTGCTTACACACTTTGCTGTATGGCAGATTTGTAAAAATCCAAATGTAAGAATTATGTGGGTTGGTGGTAACGAGGAGATAGCAAAGAATGCTGTAGGTGCTGTAGTAGATCACTTAGAACATAATGAAAAACTTATAGAAGATTTTTGTGGACCAGGACAAACATTTAAACCTAAGAACAGGTCAGGTAAGTCTTGGACATCAGGACAGTTTACTATTGCTACGAGAACTGTTACAGGTATTAAATCACCAACAATGGTTGCTGTAGGTAAAGGTGGCAAGATTCTATCAAGAGATTGCGACTTGATTATTGCAGATGACATTGAGGATCACGGCACAACAATACAACCTAGTGCTAGAGAACAAACTAGACAATGGTGGACAACAACTTTGTCATCTCGTAAAGAGGAACATACAGCTATTGTTGTCATAGGTTCAAGACAGCACCCAGAAGATTTATATAACTTCTTACTAGAAAATCCACAAATGGACAAGATAGTAGAAGAAGCACATAGCACAGAATGTGTATTGCCAGAAAACGAATTAGAGTTACATACAGATTGTATGCTATGGGCTAGTAAGAGAAGTTACAAGTGGTTGTTATCACGATTACAAGCTGCTGAAACAACAGGTGGTAAAGCAATATTTGAAATGGTATATCTTAACAAAGCATTTGCAGAAGGTGTAGCTATGTTTGATGTAGAGGAAGTAGATTTGTGTAGAGATGTGAATAGAACTGTAGGACACATACCAGCAGGTTGTCATTTAGTAGCAGGACTAGACCCTGCATCTACAGGTTATCAAGCTGCGTTTTTATGGGCTATCAATACTGAAACAGGCAAAATGTATATGGTAGATATAGAAAACGAACAGGGTGGTGGAATTATACAGGCAAAAGAAACAATAAAAAAATGGTATGAGAAATATAATCTTGCACATTGGGTTATAGAGGAGAATGGTTTTCAGAGAGCAATCAGACAAGACAAAGATTTAAAAGAGTATTGTGCAAGAATGGGTATTTATTTAGAAGGACATCAAACACAAAAAAACAAATTTGATCCTATCTTTGGCGTTGGAAGTATGAGAGAATTGTTTAAAGAAGAACTAATTTCTTTGCCTTATGGTAGTGCAGAAAGCGAAACTAAGAGTAATATATATCGTAGGCAACTAATTTATTTTTCTACAGGTGCTAGTAAGCAATCTGGCAGAAACAACAAGAGTGATGTTGTTATGGCAAGTTGGTTTCCTATGCGTGTAATCAGAAGATTACAGAAGGAAAGACTAGCTGAAGTAGGATTAGATTATAAACCTAGTTTTGGAGAATGGAATTTAACTGATATGAACGAAAGCCCTTGGGGATAATGACACCAGAAGAAATACAATATCAAATTACGCAGTTACACTTTGACAATCAAAGTGCATATTCTACTAGAGGTCGTATTCGTGCAATTATGAATGGTGGACCTGATGGTTTACTTGCATTACTAGGCGACCAGATAAAAGGTTTTCAAGATTTCCAAATACCTGTACCTAACTTAATGATGTCAGGATTAGAGCATTTATCACAAAAAATAGGTCGTATTCCAAATCTAAAAGTAGATGTACCTAATAACAAAGATTCTGACAGAGCTAGAGCTAAAGCAGATAAAATAGCTCGTATCGTAACTTCATATGATGACACACAGAAACTAGATTTACAAATGCCACAAGTAGGTAGATGGCTACCTGGTTATGGTTTTGCAGTATGGGTAATTAGAGAAAAAAAAGGACCTGATGGTACGCCATATCCTTGTGCTGAACTTCGTGATCCTTACAACTGCTTTCCTGGTTATTTTGGTGCAGATCAACAACCAAAAGAAATGGCGATTATTCGTAGAGTTCCAAAAGAATCATTAACAAAAGCATATCCACAATCTGCTGACAAAATAAATAGCAAAGACTTTTATCAAACAAGCACACTTGGTGTAGGTAATGCTTATGGTTCTGCTTACACAGATTCATACAATGGGTCTTGGGCAAACTCAAATGGCGAAGGTGATTTGATTGCAGAGTATTACAACGAAGAAGGTACATACATATTCCATATGACCTCTGCAACTATTCTTGACTTCATACCTAATCCACTTGATAGTGGACCTGCTTTTGTTATTGCAAAGAAATTTGCATTTGACAGATTGCAAGGACAGTATGACCAAATCATAGGACTTATGGCTTCTATGGCAAAGATTAATGTGATGTCAATAATAGCTATGGAAGATGCTGTATTTACAGAAACAAACATATCAGGAGAAATAGAATCAGGACAGTATCGTAAAGGTAGGTTTGCTGTAAACTATTTAGCTCCTGGTACACAAGTAAGTAAACCTGCATCAAATGTTCCTTATCAAATTTTCCAACAAATAGACAGAATAGAACGACAACTACGAGTAGGTGGTTCTTATCCTGTATCTGATGATTCACAAAGCCCACTTAGCTTTGCAACAG